CAACAAGCACGACGGGTGCATGACCGAGGGCGGCATGGCGTACCCGATGTACGACTGGAAAGACGGCGACGTGTGGAAGTACATCAAGGACAAGGGCCTCGACTTCCCCGACGTGTACCTCCGCCTGTACGAGGCGGGCATGCCGAAGTCGCGCATGCGCATAGCCCAGTTCATGGCGATAGACTCGTGCGCGTCGCTCACGGCGATGGCCGAGGTGTATCCCGACCTATGGGAGAAGATACTGAGGCGGGAGCCGAACGCGTACCTGGTCAGGCTATACTGGGACACGGAGATGTTCAGGCGCTCCACGGAGAAGAGGAAGAAGCTGAACGGCGACGACGACAAGGCCAAGGACTACAAGGCCATGACGATGGACATCATCAAGCATCCCGACAAGTACTTCACGAACCCCCACACGCTGTCCGTGGTGGCCGACTACAGGAAGCACATCGTGCTGAAGTTCGGCGCGCTGATGGACGGCAAGATGTGGCAGAGATGCTACGAGGGGATAATCAGCGGCGACACGAAGCGCAGGACGTTCTCCGCGCTGGTGACGCAGCTCGCCCAAAAACAGGCGGAACAGGAGACAGTATGACAGACGACCTACTGCAACCGATAAGGAACGTGCGAATCGTCGACCGCGACTTGCTGAAGCCGAACGACTACAACCCGAACAAGGTCATGGAGCGCGACATGGAGCTGCTCCAGCAGTCGATACTCGCGAACGGCTGGACGATGCCGATTGTCGTCCGCGCCGACATGGTGATAATCGACGGGTTCCACCGCTGGACCCTCGCGGGGAGGGAGCCGCTGAAGTCGAGGCTCGGCGGCAAGGTGCCCATCGTCATCGTGGAGCACGCCACCCACGAGGAGGACATCTACGGGACGGTGACCCACAACCGCGCGAGGGGCACGCACATGCTGGAGCCGATGAAGGCCATCGTGAAGGAGCTGCTGGAAGCTGGCAAGACGGTCCCCGAGATTAGCAAGCAGCTCGGCATGAGCAAGGAGGAGATTTTCCGCCTGTCGGGAATCACCCGCGAGGACTTCCTGGACATCATGGCGGGCAAGACCTACTCCGAGGCCGTCCTGATAGCGAAGCTGTAAGGGGGCGCGGCATGGCAAAAACGGGGAGGCCGAGGGTCGAGATAGACCAGCAGCAGTTCGAGAAGCTGTGCGCGATGCAGTGCACGGAGACCGAGATTGCGGCCTGGTTCGGCTGCTCGATTGACACGATAAACCGATGGTGCAAGCGCACGTACTCGAAACGCACTTTTGCCGACGTTTTCCAGGAAAAGCGCGAGGGCGGGAAGGCGTCGCTGAGGGCGACGCAGTTCAAGCTCGCGCAGAAATCGGCGGCGATGGCGATATTCCTCGGCAAGAACTGGCTCGGGCAGACCGACCGCATCGAGCAGACGACGCTCGCAATCAGCGAAGAGGCGCGCCAGGACGTCGAGAGGATGCTATCAGATGATTAGGGTCGGCAGCGGCAGCTTCAACGTCGTCCAGGGCACCGAGGGCGACCTATGCCATTACCCGACGCGCCTCGACACGTACAGCTGCGGATGCCAGCACGATTGCGCATACTGCTACGCGAAGGCGATACTCGACTTCCGCAACCTGTGGGACGCGAGGCGCCCGAAGGTCGCGGACGTGGGCGAAATCGCGAAGGCCGTCGGCTCGCTGCGCCCTGGCGAAATCGTGAGGCTCGGCGGGATGACCGACTGCTTCATGCCGTTGGAGCGATTCGCGGGCGTCACGAAGGCTACCATCCAGATGCTCAACGAGAAGAAGGTCGGCTACCTAATCGTCACCAAGAGCGACCTGGTGGCCGACGAGGCGTATATGGCGGCGATGGACCCGAGCCTCGCGCACGTGCAAATCACCGTCACGAGCACGTCGGACGAGCCGAACTTCCTCAAGGAGCGGGCAACGGCCCCGTCGATGCGGCTTAGGGCCGCTGAGGCGCTTTCTGCGGCGGGGTTCGATGTTTCGTTACGTATTTCCCCGTACATCCCCGAACTAATCGACATGGAGCGCCTGAACGCCGCGAAGGTTGACAAGTGCCTCGTGGAGTTCCTTCGCGTCAACCACTGGGTCGAGAAGTGGACGGGCCGCGATTGGCCGCAGCACGTCCTTCGGCGAGGAGGGTACAGGCACCTGCCGCTCTACGACAAGGTCGAAATGCTGCAAGGGTTCGAGTTCCCCGAGATGACCGTGTGCGACGACGTGCCGCGCCATTACCGATATTTTCAGAGCAAGTTCAACCACAACCCCGACGACTGCTGCAATCTCAGGCGGTAGGCATGGCGACGCGGGCGGAGGTCATACGCGCCCTGAAGGCCAGCCCCGTGAAGTTCGGGCACCTTATGGGGTTCACGAAGCTCGGGCCAGTGCACGACGCGTGGCTCAAGCGCATGGTGTTCGGCTCTGGCGATTGGACGCTCCAGGCGTTTCGCGGCTCGTACAAGACGACCGACGTCTCAATCGCCCTCGCGCTAATCCTCATACTGTACCCGAATCTCAGAATCGCCTTCATGCGGAAGACCGACGGCGACACCAAGGAGGTCGTCGCCCAGGTGAAGAAGATGCTGCAGAACGAGAGGACGGCGGTAATAACGGATGCGATATGGGGCGCGCCCGTCCAGCTGCTGACCGACAACCGAGCGGAGATAACCACGAACCTCACGAACGACCCGAGAGGCAGCGCGCAACTTAGGACGTCTGGAACGAGCGGTTCGCTAACTGGACAGCACTACGACATCATATTCACCGACGACATCATCAACCTGAGCGACAGGAAATCGCGGGCGGAGCGCGAGCGAATCAAAGACATCTACCGCGAGCTGCAGAACCTGAGGAACCGAGGCGGCCGAATCATCAACACGGGCACCCCATGGCACGTCGACGACGCGTTCTCAATCATGCCAGAGGCCGAGAAATGGGACTGGCGCTCCATGCCCGACGTCATATCGGAGGACGAGGTCAACGACCTTCGACAGCGCACGACGCCATCGTTGTTCGCGGCGAACTATGAGCTTCGACACATCCCGTCAGACGACGTCATCTTCGTCAACCCGCAAACTGGCGCCGACCCGCACCTGGTCGAGCAGGGCGAGTGCCAGGTCGACGCGGCCTACTACGGCGAGGACTTCACCGCGTTCTCCGCCATGAACAGGCACGGCGGCAAGCTCTACGTGTACGGTCGCATGTGGCGCAAGCACGTGCAGGACGTGGAGCCGCTGATAGCCGCCGACTACAAGCGCCTGAAGCTCGGGCGCATGTACCTGGAGAATAACGCCGACAAGGGTTACTCCGCCCGCGAGTTCAAGGAGCTGGGCGTGCGAGTAGCCCCGTACGCCGAGAAGCTGAACAAGCACGTGAAGATAGTCACGCACCTGAAGGGCGCGTGGCCCGACATCGTCTTCGTCGAGGGCACCGACCAGGCGTACATCGACCAGATATGCGACTACACAGAGGACGCCGAGCATGACGACGCGCCCGACAGCCTCGCGAGCCTAGTGCAGCGAGCGCGGTTCGGCGGCGGCTCGTACACCCCAGTCGGCATGTGACGCCCACGGGACAATGTGACCGTAAACGACTAGGGAAGCGGGCAGCATGGTCACAACCTACACGTTCCAGGACTTCGAGAAGGCCCCAGACAGGGGCGAGTTCATACAATCGGCGATAGCGGCGCACAAGTCGTCGGACGCCTACAAGCTGGCCCTGATAGCCGACAAGTACGACCGCCAAGAGAACGTCACCATCAACGAGTACGCGAGGATGCTCTACTCCATGCAGGTGACGGTCGACCAGGACAGCGGCGAGCGGCACGCCACGGCGGTGCAGGGCGAGGACTTCACCGCTGCGAACAACAAGCTGGCGAGCAACTTCTTCAACCGACTCAACACGCAGCGCGTGCAGTACAGCCTCGGCAACGGAATCAGCTTCGTGCAGCCCGACGAGGCGCAGGACGGCGAGGACGAGGTCAAGGCGGCGATGGGAAAGGGCTTCGACCGAAAGGTGACGGAGGCCGCGTACCACGCGTGCATCCACGGCGTCGCCTTCCTGTTCTGGAACAGCGACCGCGTCCACGCGTTCGAGCTGACCGAGTTCGTCCCGCTCTACGACGAACTCACTGGCGAGCTTCGGGCGGGCATACGGTTCTGGCAGATGGACGCCTCGCGGCCCATGAGCGCCACGCTGTACACCGAGGACGGCTTCAGCGACTGGCGCGCCAACGAGGGCGAGATGTCGCCCCTCGACGAGGACGGCGAGCCGACTGGCGCCGAGGCCGTGCGGGCGTACGTGACCGAGACGGCCTACGTGCCAGCCGACGACGAGACGCGCGTCATCGGCGAGGAGAACTACGGGCGGCTCCCCATCGTGCCCATGTGGGCGAGCAGGCTCAAGCAGAGCACGCTCGTCGGGCTGCGGGCGCACATCGACGCCTACGACCTCGTCAAGAGCGGCTTCGCGAACGAC